CTTTTTTTCTGGTGCGGAGACAGCCGCCGCTTCCTTTACGCGACCATCCCACTGGCTCATGGCAGTCTGCCATTTTTGCAAGAACAGGGACGCACGGCGCACTTCGCGCTCCAGCAGCCTGTGGTTTGGGGCTCCGGGTTCGAACAGCCTGCTCTTGACGTTCTCGTCGTACTTTGTGAACGCATCGCGCATTTCACGTTCCGATATATCATCGACGATAAACGGGGCGTCACGGTACAATTGCACCACCCGCGCCCAGATCAGGCGAGTCATATAGTCTTCGCGACCATCCACGATCTGGCCAAAGGCATCTGTCGCTGTCGCAGGGCTGCCTGTACGCTCACCGCGCTCGACCTTAGTGTATTGCGCCAACAGATCATCAATGGCTTCAATAAGCCACATGGGGGCTTTAGGGATGGCAATGTTCCAAGGTTCAAAGCCCTTGACCCATTCATAATCCTTACCGCTTTCGTGTTGGCTGGGCGGCAGCATGGCAAAGCCACCCTGTCCCCTTATGTCCACGCCCATGCTTGTCTTATTGGTTGGCGACACCCAGCCTTCAGGGGCCTTAAACAGTATTTGCAGACCACCGCCGCCAGTGCGCTGTGTTGGCGCATTGATTGACATGCCATGATTGTGATCATCTATTAGGTCATCCAACCACACCTTAGCTTTTGGATGGTTGTGCATATCCACGTCCAAGACAAACGTCCCGCCGGATGCATCGCCTGTGATGATGCCCATGTTGGGGCGTGAGCGGAATTCACCGCTTGCGCCAAACCAATTGTTGAACGTGTCATCGTCGGCAATGTGATCTTCATAATCACGCCACTTGATGACGGGACGCTTCCATGCCTTATCTTCGCGAGGCATCTTGGCCGGTACGACCTGAATGCCCAACTGGCGGTACATTTTGGCATAATCAGCAGGACCTGCAAAATCGTAATCGAATTGAATATTTTCCACTATCAGCCCCTGATCTATGTGTAATTAAAGCGTTTTCGCTCCGTAATAAGCTATAAGGGAAGCATCAGACCGGCCATCGTCCTTCTTGCGCTGGAATAGTTCGACCTGCGCAGGAAAAAGCTGCATTGCTCTTTCACGGCTTCCGTCTTTACCTGCGCGTTGATTGACAGCCTTCTGCCACGCCTGAGGCGTTACAAGCGTTGTCGGAATATCATATGCAGCAAGGATGCCTTCGACAATCCCCAATGATCGACCAAAGCTAAAGACAGATGTCACGCCCTGTCCAGTCATGGCATTGACGCGCTCCAAAAAAGCGCCGTTGATCTTCCTGCCTGCAATGTGGTTGGCCAGCGACTGTGCGCTGACCTCCCGTTTCTTCTTTCCATTGCGGACAAGTTCCAACACCGGCATGTCGATCACCTCAACAGACTGTTCGACCGTATCGTAGAACGCAAGCGCCCCACTTAGGCCGGGATCGATGCCAAGGATGATCATTAGCGTTCTTCCCTTTCATGCATCATTGCATCAGCATATTCATATGCAAATCTTGCGTAAAGTTTGCTGTCCAAATTTGACTCAACGTGAGGATCGCTCATAAATTCTGCCAACATGCCATTTAACGCCATGCCTGCAAACCAATCGCGCAATTCCATTCCGGGCCTTGGGCCAAGCGTTGAAATAGTCGGGTAAGCGTACTTATCTTTCATGTTCATTTCCTTTTATTGAATTGTTTCGGTCGCAGCATCTGCTGCTATACCTTCATAGATAGCGGCAACGGTGTCGTTGACATTCTGGCGAATCGAATCCAAAACTATGTCAACAACATCTGCCCCACAAAGTCCAGTAGCTACGCCAGACGCAAGAAAATTGGTCATAAGCATGGCAATTATGCCAAGCCCATCACCGGGATTTTGCGTAACCTGCAACACAAACTTTTGGACTTTATCGGCGGCTTCCATGAGCCCATGTTCATCCATTGGCACTATAACGACTGTCATGATTATTTCCTTAACCTTAAAAAATTTCGTTTAATCGCATGATGTTTAAAGCGATCTCTTTGTGGTCACCGGCCAACGCAGCAGCCTCACGCACCATTACCGGTGCAACTACCGCCAAAGCCCGTCTGGCTGCGAAACGGCAAAGGGCTATCTCCCTGTTTGAACCGCCATCTGAAAAGGCAGCAGGGTTGATAGCCTTCGCCATCGCGGTCACCAAATCTTCGACCGTTTCTATGTGGTCGGTCGAAATGACAGTCATTTTAGTGGTTTTAAGGCAAGTATTTGGACCTTATTTTGGTCGCGATCCGTGTAGCAAGATATGGAACCCGGACCAAAGGTATTGACGGAATACGACGAAATGTCGCGAGAAATGACACGGGAATCATAAGCTTTGCAATCAATGACCTTTGCATCCCCAGCATCCATATTTTCCAAAAATGGCAAAAAGAAACTGCGCACTTTGCCACGGGGATACTGAGGCAATTTTGTAATTTTGGGTGCGGGCTTTGGTGGCTTAACCTCAAGTTTGCCATACTCAAAGCCATCTGGCCTAATGACCTTAAATTCTAAGCCAAGCAACTCAAGTATATCAATAGCTTGCTTTAACTTATTTTCTTGAACTTCTAACATTTTATTGCTCCTTAAAAATGATTGTTAACTTTCTTCAAAACCCTCCGGCCTGAACCCTGTCAGCAAAGCTTCAAGCGCAACTGACGTTGGTCCCGGCACAGGACACTCTCCGCTTTCATAGCGCCTGATTGTGCGATCTGAACCTATCCCCATCCGCAAAGCCTTAGCCAATTGCGGGGTTGTCATGTTCAGCGCACCACGCGCCATTGCGAAATCTTCTTTGGTCTGCTTCATTTTAACTCCAATTGCTCGATAGGTATCGGCATCCCCAATTAGGGCGAGGCGTCCTTCGATGTCAAGCGGCCTTTTTACCCATGCGGGCATCGACTGCCTGACGCAGCATATGTGGCTGCCAATTCCAAACCCTGCAAGCATCACCATATTCACGGCACAGGGCTTTAATTTCATTTTCAATTTCACGCTTTTCTTTTGCTATTTTATCTGCGCGTTTAAATGCGCGCTGCGATCTTTTAATGATTTCATACACTTGCTCATTATTCATAATTAATCTCCACTGATTGAATTTGCATATAGCCCGTCTAGGTACGGGCGCACTGCCCGCAATGTCAACATCATTTTGTGGGTTGACGCAATTATTCTGCGGGCGTACTGTCCTGCATATCAATTAATTATCTATTTATGGAGATCTTATGCAAACGCATTCAAAAATGCAGGAATATATTTATTACCGCATTGCACAGCAGTTTTCTTTTGCAGATCCTGAAGGCTTGCTTTCCGCGCCACGGGAGGTAACAAACGACTTGCAATCGGCAGTTTCATCGCTGCGGATCGTTGACCGCAATGGTCAATCATATCGTATCACTATTGAGGAAGAATGATGAGCAATCCGTTTGAAGTGCATAATATTCAGCATCTGTCACCATCGACATGCAACCTGTTCACGTCATCACTTGCCACCTTTGTTATGAACAAGTGCCTCAAAAAAACATCATCCGTTGGCCCTGCTGCTTATCGCGGTACGGCTGTGGAAGATGGCGTTGCCCACGGGCTTTTTAACCTTGACGCGCCTTTGGTTGACTGCACCAAGATCGCACTGGACAAGTTTAACACGTTGGCGTCTTTCGTCAGCGGCGACAAGGTCGATAAGGAACGCAAAGCGATTCCAGACATGGTCGAGATGGGTCTGCGCGAATTGCGCGGTTACGGCACACCGTCATCCGCTCAGGGCAGTGTCAGCCTTGATATTGAGGGCCTGCTTGTGCCTATGATCGGTTATTATGACTTTGAGTGGGAGCAGCATGGCATGCTAACTGACCTAAAGACAACCCACGCACTGCCCAGCAAGATCAGCCAGCCGCATGCCCGTCAGGTGGCTCTGTATCGCGCTGCAAGGGGTGATAATCTGTCTGCGCGGGTAACATACATAACGAACAAGAAACACGCCACATACGCTTTAGAAAACGCCCGTGAGCATGTTGAGGCTCTGGGCAAGATCGGGATGGCCATACAGCGCTTCTTGGCGCTCAGCGACGATCCTATGGAATTGGCATCATTCATTGTTCCAGATACGGACACTTTCTATTTCAATGACCCAGTCTCGCGCCAGCAGGCGTTTGAGATCTGGGGCATATAACCAGTTTCCGCACAATGCGGGGAAGCAAGGTGCTGGCTAAACAGCGCTATAAAAGGAAAATGTAAAATGGCATTTGGTTTTAATTACGAATCATCCGGTGGCGACATCATCCCCATCATTAAGTTTGACGCACGAGCCGGTCGGTTTTCTCGCGTTGACCGTGTCGATGGGGTTAATAACCCTGTAGACATTACCCAAACTTTCAAAGCTGTCATGGACTTTGAAAACATTGAGGTTGGCTTCATTGACTTCCCCGCTGGCTCAGCGCCTGTATTTAGGGTTGCGCCAATTGGTCAACCTATGCCTGAAAAGCCCGGTCCTAACTTTAAGCAGGGCATCCGTATGATGCTAAAACTGGGCAAGGATTGCGGCGGCGATGTGCGCGAGATTGCGTCTACGGCTAAAGCCATGCTGGGTGCTTTCGATACATGCCACAACGAATATCTGGCTGGCGTAAAGCAAAATGAAGGAAAG